GTGTTGGCAAAGTAGCAGCTCGCAGAGGCACAAATCTTCATCAAATATGCGAACGATATCTACTAAATGAAGAAAGACCAATGCGTGGGCATATGCCTGATGTTCAGGGCATGTTTGCGGAAATGTGTAAATACATTGATCGTATAGATGAAATTTATGCGATTGAGGCACAATTATATTGTGATAAGTATAAATTTGCTGGACGATGTGATGTTATTGGAAAATTTGATGGATATCCTGCGATCATGGATTTCAAGACGACAAAGTCTGAAGTTGATTCCAGTATGGACAAGGTTAAGAAATATTTCATGCAGTTATCTGCGTATTCTTTGGCATTTGAGGAAAGAACTGGTCAGGAAATAAACCTTGGTGTACTATTGTTTGCGTCCAATGAGACTGAACCTAGTTGCATTCAAGCCGACTTAAAAAAATATAAGAAAGAATTTATATCTTGTTTATGAAGAATGGTGAAAGTGATGAGAATTGAAGATGAAATTAAATTAGATTTCAAGGATGTATTAATTCGTCCAAAGCGTAGTACACTTAGTAGTCGTAAAAACGTAGATCTAAGTAGAACATTTAAATTTAAACATAGTAATACATTTTGGACTGGTGTGCCAATTATGGCCGCTAACATGGATGGTGTCGGCACTTTGAAAATGGCACAGGCATTGAATGAGCATCAATTATTTACTTGCTTGATAAAATCATATGATGAAAAAGATCTGCATGATTTATTGCCAAATGTTAACATTAATCATTTTGCAGTAAGCACAGGGACAAGCGATAATGATTTTAAAAAATTATATAGAATCATTAACACTTATCCAGAGATTCGTTTTATTTGCATTGATGTTGCTAATGGTTATCAAGAGCAATTTGGAGATTTTATACAAAAGGTGCGCGAAACATTTTCACAATGTGTAATTATTGCTGGAAATGTGGTTACTGCGGACATGACACAAGAATTAATATTACGTGGTGCAGACATTGTTAAAGTAGGAATTGGACCTGGTAGTGTATGCACTACTCGTATACAAACTGGTGTTGGTTATCCTCAGCTTAGTGCCATCATTGAGTGTGCTGATGCTGCTCATGGTCTTGGTGCTCATATTATTGCCGATGGTGGGTGCACTTGCCCCGGCGATGTAGCAAAGGCTTTTGGTGCTGGTGCCGACTTTGTAATGCTTGGTGGTATGCTAGCTGGGCATGAGGAGGGTGGCGGTAAAGTTATCACTAAAGTTTATAAGTCGGATGAAATTGCTGACATTACTCTCACTACACCATTATATAAAGAAAAACAGTTTGTGCAGTTCTACGGTATGAGTTCCGATACCGCTATGGAAAAGCATCATGGTGGCGTTGCTCAATATCGTTCATCTGAAGGTCGCACAATACATATTCCTTTTAAGGGAATGGTATTTAATACCGTGCTGAATTTACTGGGTGGATTGCGTAGCACTTGCACATATGTAGGTGCTTCGTCATTAAAACAATTAAGTAAATGTACGACGTTTATTAAAGTTAATAGACAGATTAATGATGTATTTGTAAAATGAGTGATAAACTTATTTTACTTGAAACAACAGGCGAATACAATTGTAGTGTGGTTATACAAGGTCCAAAAGGAAAAATACATATTAAAGATTTAGTGTGGTGCCCGGCAGATCGCCAAGATTTATTAGAATGTTTTTATTGGGAATCGTGGGCTGTACTACAAGGTGCTTATCATTGTTGCTTTTCAATTCCTGGTAAAGTTTCTTTGTTGCCAGAATAAAAGCCAAGGCACAAGGTGTGCTATAAACATTACAAACCACATTACGGTCATTTCCAAACTATGATGCACACAATGATTTGTAGATGTCATAGAGTAGATACTATAAAGAAATCCCATTAGAAACATGGGAGAGGGCAGAAGTGATAGAAGTTGATACAAAATACGCATTGATTATTTATCAAAATAAAACAATAAAAAGTTTGACAATCCCTAAATAATAAACTATACTATAGAAATTGCTGTTGATGACGACGTAATAAGCAGGCTGGACCCGGCTTCAATGCCGGCATCTCCACCAGCGGGTACAATGTGAGGAGCTAGTTGCATGGCACACGCGAACAAAGTGCAACCCATCACACAATAGTCGCGATAAAGGTGATGAGCATTGTATCCACTAATGGGGATGTAAGGTATCGACAGATGTGTAAAGGTTGTAGGAGGCAATCGGTAAGGAACGACCGCAAATTTGTCCAAAAAATAGATGCAAACGATAATTACGCATCTGAGATGGCTCTAGCAGCCTGAACGGGGTTCGGTGGAAACCTGGCAACATAATTCCACCACTTTCATCAATCGTAGGAGGTACCGATGAGTGAAGTTTCTTGTTATGTCATGAAACCCCTTTCTTATGCAACCGATAACGAATGCACGTTCAAGAATCTGCGTTCGGTTGATTTGAAAAGATCAAAGAAGCATCGTGATGTGTACAAGCTGTCTTATGGACAGTATGGCACTCCAAATTATGTCAGCTACTTGGCGACACGCGACTAATGTACAAGACACTAATGATAGGAGTTCTCCTACTCATTGGCATTGTTGCTGCAAGACAGTATCCTTATGATACTGCGCTAAAAGCACATGCACAAGTACCAATACCAGAGATTGAAAAAATCTATGAGTATGAGCATGTGCTTTTAGCGATTGCTCCAAAAGAAGTTGAGCCAGAACCTAAAATGTTCTACGTTGATCCTCAAGAACGAGAATGTCTGGCAAAAGCAATATATTGGGAAGCTCGTAATCAGTCTCTTGATGGCAAAGTTGCTGTGGGCTATGTTGTCATGAATCGTGTTAATTCAGGTATATGGCGTGATACAGTATGTAAAGTTGTTTTTCAGGGCTGTCAATTTTCTTGGGTTTGTGGGGACAAAGCAAAGAAAAATCTAAACGCATTACAAAATGCAAATGAAAAATTTGCATGGGCGGAGTCTTTAGCACTTGCAAATGAATTACTTTCAGAATATAATGATATTGAAGACGTTACTTATGGCGCAACATTTTTTCATGCACATTATGTAAAGCCTAAATGGTCAAGATGGAAAAAGATTGAACGCACCGTTCGTATTGACGATCATATTTTTTATCGCTTTAGAAAGATATAAAATGCCAACAAAAGATGAAATGCTCTCATTTGCCAAAAGTATTGAAAGCATTGTGAAAGAAAAAGATTTAAACTATATTGATGCAATTACTCATTTTTGTGAGGTCAATTCATTAGAGATAGAATCTATAACCAATCTTATTAATCAGTCTCTAAAAGCAAAGATTGCACACGATGCGTCTCAGCTAAATTTACTTCCGAGAAGTAATACTCTTCCCATATGAAGATTGTGGCTTTTGAAGCATATAAGTTGTTTTATTCCATCAAGCTTCATTTTACTCGTAAAAGTTTCAATTATTTTAAGAGTGGTGGGCGTGTTAAAATAACGGATAAAGCTTTTCTTGCAAGAAAAGATAGATTTGTCTTTTATAGATTGGCTAAGAACTATGATCGCAACTCATTCATAGATTTGACGTTGTCTAATATATTAAAGAATGACTCTCTTTGGTCCATGAAACTTTTAGAGCCTGAGGCCGAAGATATACTAACTCAATATCAAAAAAGATTTCAAGCATTAACATATAACTTTAGGCAAGACTTGAAAAAGATTATGGATTGGTGTCATGAACATGATAATTCTGTGGATAGGATTCTTGATCCCGGCGATTCTTATCCTCCGCTATTGACGATGGTGATGCAAGATAATATTTCATTGGAAACACTTGTCATCATCAATGGCGTCATAAACTTTTTACCCATGTGGAATCGTCGTATCAAGGATGAAATCATATGGCCTGGGTTTGCATTCAAGTTGGAGAAGTATACTCCATTTGTTTTGCAGAAGATTGATTTGGAGACAATGAAGAAAGCAATAAAAGATGAACTTTGTTCTTGACTTCAATTCAACACATGATATATAATAGTGATTATCATGTATCATGTGAACAAGATAAAATACGAAACATACAACGCATATGAAAGGAAATACAATGTCTACATTTGCAGCACTTAAAAAGTCCAGTGGTTCAATTGATAAGCTGGCACGTGAGTTAGAGAAGCTCAACGCCCCTGCAACAAATTCTTTAGATGATACTCGTTTTTGGAAACCTGAACTTGATAAGGCAGGTAATGGATTTGCAACTATTCGCTTTCTTCCTGCACCAGCAGCTGATGGTGATGATTCTCTTCCTTGGGTTCGCATCTTTGATCATGGCTTTCAAGGTCCTGGCGGTTGGTATATTGAAAATTCTTTGACAACTTTAAATCAAAAAGATCCAGTATCGGAACATAATTCGGTTCTTTGGAATTCTGGTATTGAGGCTAACAAGGAAATTGCTCGCAAACAGAAGCGTCGTTTGAAGTATATTTCAAATATTCTTGTTATTAGCGATCCTAAGAATCCTGATAACGAAGATAAGATCTTCTTGTTTAAGTTTGGTAAGAAAATCTTTGATAAGATCACCGAAGCCATGAATCCTCAATTTGAAGACGAGAAAGCAGTCAATCCATTTGATTTCTGGGCTGGTGCAAACTTCAAGTTGAAGGTTCGCAAGTTTGAGGGTTATCCAAACTACGATAAGTCAGAGTTTGAGAAGCCTTCAGCACTTCATGGTGGTGAAGACGCAAAGCTTGAAAATATTTGGAAGTCTGAATATTCTCTTAAAGAGTTTTTGAATCCTAAGAACTTCAAGAGTTATGACGAACTAAAGACTAAGATGAATCGTGTTCTTGGTCTTGATGGTTTGGCATCGGCTTCTAGAAATAGAGCAGACGATGAGGCTGCGGTTCAAGCAGCTGAACGTAGCTTTGGTGGAAAGTCTATCAAGAATCGCGAATCTGATGATGACGATGATGACATGAAGTTGTTTGAGAAGCTTGCTCGCGAGGATTGAGCGAAAGAGGGGAGTGAAAGCTCCCCTCTTTTTTTATTATTATATATTAATATGCCATTATAGCATTTTCCATTTGCACTCTTAATATTGTTGGTTCATCATTTCTCAATGATGCAGTGGGTTGAGATTGTGAGCCACCTCCGCCACCACTACTGTTATTTGTTGTATTATTTACAATTATTGGTTGTGCTGGTGTTTGTGCATTGTTTTGAGTTGCTGCTAATTGTTCTGCGGATTGTTGTATTACTTGACCTGTTGTTCTTGGTTGAGGCACTGCTGGTTCTGTAGAAGGAACATTTGTGCGGCGGGGGCCTAAGACGCGATTATATTGTTCCTCTGTCGGATCTGGGATTGTCATTTCATAACTTTTTGTTTGCTCTTCCGCGCCTTCTAATTTTTTTAACGCTTCTTTTTCTACTTCTTGTACATTTATAGAACCATCTTGCGGCGGGGGTGCTGCTGCTGGTGTTGCCGGATTCACTTCTTGGGCAGGTGTTCCAGTTGATCCTTGAGCGCCAGGTGTGCCAGTTGATCCTTGAGCGCCAGGTGTGCCAGTTGATCCTTGAGCGCCAGGTGTGCCAGTTGATCCTTGAGCGCCAGGTGTGCCACCAGCATCTCTCATGTTTTTCGCAATATCTAAAAGATTATCAAATGGTTTGAATGATTGACCACCTAGTTTATACTCTCTTCCCGTTATAGGATTTTTTAATGTAAATTCTGGAAATTTAAGCTCAAACTCCCCTATTTTTTCAAACAAACTAGCAACTATTGATTTTAAAGTACCAACAATTTTTCCAGGAATACTAATTATCGGATCTATTAAATTTCCAGTAATAAAATCTTTTACATTTGTAACAGCATTTCCAAATTTTGTCTTTAGAGTATCAATGATTTCGCTAACACTAAATTCAGGAATTGATTCTTTTATTTTTTCCCACATGTTTGATGCTGGTGTTATAATATTTTCACTAAACCAGGACTTGATGCTTTCAAATGCAGAACTTATTTTTTGACTTATTGTTGTTATTGTTTCGCTTAAACTAAATTCACCTATTGCAGTTTTTATTTTTTCCCACATTTCTCCAGCGGGTGTTATAATATTTTCACTAAACCAGGACTTGATGCTTTCAAATGCGGAACTTATTTTTTCACTTATTGTTGTTATTGTTTCGCTTAAACTAAATTCACCTATTGCAGTTTTTATTTTTTCCCACATGTTTGATGCTGGTGTTATAATATTTTCACTAAACCAGGACTTGATGCTTTCAAATGCAGAACTTATTTTTTCACTTATTGTTGTTATTGTTTCGCTTAAACTAAATTCACCTATTGCAGTTTTTATTTTTTCCCACATTTCTCCAGCGGGTGTTATGATATACTCATCAAGCCATTCTATTGCACTATCAAAGAACTTTTTGAACATTTCTGTAGTATTATCAACAATTCCTTTAACAAAGTTTTTTATTCCACCTTCACCCAATAGGGCAGTTGATAGACCGAAAGTCAAGGTACCAGCAACGGATTCAAAAAATGCACCTACAGCCGAACCAAAATCTCCACTTTTAACATACTCGTCATAAGCATCTTTTAAACCAAAGGCAGCAAGAATTAGTGGACCAACAATAGGAATCTTTGTTATTGCTTTTATGAGAACGTTTTTCAATACACTAAAAAGAGTTTTACCAATTGCTGCAAGAGAAAATCGTCGCGCCGCACCGCCAAACATGCTCTTAATGCTATCAAGAAATCCACCTCCTGCACCGCCAAACTTGCTCATAATGCTATCAAAAGTCCCTTTGGTGCTTCGGCTGATCCTCCTTTTTGTTGGTAATGCTCTTTTGTCTCCTTCAATATCTTCTTTTTTTGCTGGTGCTGCAGCTGGTGCTTCTTTTTTTGCTGGTGCTGCAGCTGGTGCTTCTTTTTTTGCTGGTGCTGCAGCTGGTGCTCTAATGCTATCAAGAAATCCACCTCCAGCTGCAGCTGGTGCTGCAGCTGGTGCTGCAGCTGGTGCTGCAGCTGCGGCACCCCCTGTTGATGATGACATTGGTTTTGTTGGTAATGCTCTTTTGTCTCCTTCAATATCTTCTTTTTTTGCTTTTGCTTTGAAATAGT